TCGGTCTTCAGGCCCGTGCAATCTCGAAGGGCATGCGCAAGATCACGGGCGTCATCGGTGACCAGAACGTCCTCTTCGTCATCCTCAACCAGATACGCACGAAGATCGGCGTGATGTACGGTGATCCGACAACGACTCCCGGTGGCAACGCGGTCCCGTTCCACTCCTCGGTTCGGATCAAGCTCGGGGCCGGACAGCAGATCAAGAACGCGAGTGATGAGGTCATCGGCATCCACGTCTCCGCGAAGGCGATCAAGAACAAGGTCGCGGTGCCTTTCCGAACGGCAAACTTCCGGATCATCTTCGGGAAGGGCATCGAGGAACACGAGGAGATCTTCGACATCCTGAAGGACCACGGACCTGACATGGTGAACGACCACCAGGTCGTGATTGAGGGGAGCGGATCCTGGAAGTGCCTTCGGGTAACAAACGAGCAGAACGTGAACATCATCGAGAAGAAGTTCTACAAGGCGGACTTTGTCAACGTGATGAACGATTCTCAGTACAAGCCCTGGATTGACGGCCTTCTCGAGAGAGCTATGGTGCGTACAAGGGTGAAGTCCGATGATATCGAGGTCGACACAGAGTCCTACGAGGACGTGAGAGCTCTCGCTGATCACATGAGTGAGTCCGGTCTCAACGTCTCCCCGGAGTGACAGAATGGACCCTCGACCAGTGATGATTGTCGATGGGATGAACCTCTTCATCCGAAATTTCATCGCAAACCCCCTCATGGCCGAGGGCCAACACGTTGGTGGAGCCGTTGGATTCCTGCAGTCTCTCGGCTCCCTCATCACTCAGCACCGTCCGACCGAGTGTGTCGTAGTCTGGGAGGGCGGAGGATCACTCCGACGCCGCCAGATATTCCCGGGTTACAAGGGAAGGCGGAAGCCAGCGAAACTCAACAGGTTCCATGAGGGTGACATACCTGACACCGTTGAGAACAGGAACTGGCAGGTATCACTCCTCGTTGCATGTCTCAAGTGCGTGCCGGTGAGGCAGACTTACATATCTGATTGTGAAGCCGATGACATCATCGGGTACATGGCGAAGTACACATTCAACGATGAGCCTGTCCTCATCGTGTCCTCGGACCACGACTACCTACAGCTTGTGGACGACAGAGTGAAAGTCTGGTCGCCCACGTTGAAGGGTCTCGTGGACAGCGAGTGGGTGAAAGAGAGGTACGGAGTCTTGCCCCTCAACCTGTGCGTGGCGAGGTGCTTTGCCGGAGATTCTTCCGACGCGCTTCCCGGGCTCGATGGAGTTGGAATACGTACTCTAGTGAAGCGCTTTCCACAACTCACAGAAGACCGGGTTGTCGAGATCCAGGAGATCATAGAAAGTGCAAAATTTCACCCTCAGGCTTCAAAATTGAAGGTTCTGAAGTCTATAATCGATGGAGCTGAAGTGGCCAGACTTAACTGGCGGCTCATGCACCTTGATGTTTCAAACCTGAGTGGGAACCAGGTCGGAAAGTTGAACTCCTCCATGGAATTTCCAAAGCCCCACGGTAACAAGATGGAGCTTATCAGGACTCTCATAGGTCGGGGCATCAAGACTTTCGACATCGACCGTTTCTACCTTCAAGCGACTGCAAACCTTCAAAAGTGAGTATTGAATGAGCGAGAATGGCGAAGCCCTCTTCAAGAGCTACGGACGTTCTTTCCAAGAGAAGATTTTCCAGGGACTCCTAACTGACCACACATGGGCCTCACAGATCTCTGAGGTGATGAGACCTGATTACTTTGACCTTCGATACCTCGCGTATCTCACGGACAAGTACTTCAAGTATCACGGGAAGTATAAGTGTTTCCCGACCCTCCAGCTCCTCATCACCATCATCAAGGACGAGCTGAAGGAACAGGCAAACGCAGTGCTAAAGGAACAGGTGGTAGAGTACCTGAGTAGGATGCGCTCCTCCCCTGACATGGGAGACATTGCCTACGTGAAAGAGAAGTCACTTGACTTCTGCCGGAAGCAGGCAATGAAGGAAGCCCTCGAGAAGTCCGTTGATCTCATCTCGAAGGACAAGTACGAGGAGGTTGTAGACATGATGAAGAAGGCGGTCTCCGTGGGGATGACCTCCTCGGTGGGCCACGACTTCTTCGAGGACATGGAGGCTCGATTCGTGAAGATCAATCGCCTCGCCTGCCCGACCGGTATTGAGGAAATTGACGAGAGGACGGTGTTGAATGGCGGTCTCGGCAAGGGAGAGCTCGGTGTCATCGTGGCAAACACCGGTGTCGGGAAGTCTCACATGCTAGTCCAGCTTGGGGCCCATGCACTTCGTCTCGGGAAGAATGTCGTCCACTACACTTTAGAACTCACTGAGACTGCGGTCGGCATTCGCTACGACTCCAACTTGATGAACATCGCTTCTAACGAAATCCAGGACTCGAAGCAGGAAGTGATTGAGAGATACAAGGAGATGGAGCTCGGAAAGCTCATCATTAAGGAATATCCGACCGGGGGCGCGACAGTGGGGACGATCAGGAGCCACCTTGAGAAGCTTGCTCTCCGGGGTTTCGTGCCCAATGTTCTCCTCATTGACTACGCAGACATCATGCGTTCGACCAGGGAGTATGACGCTCTCCGACTCGAGCTGAAGCTCATCTACGAAGAGCTTCGAAACCTCGCGATGGAAAGAGGAATTCCGATCTGGACGGCTTCGCAGGCGAACCGCGACTCTTCGAATTCTGAAGTTGTCGGTCTCGAGAACATGTCCGAGTCCTACGGGAAGGCCATGGTCGCAGACGTTGTCCTTTCTCTCTCCCGAAAGGCGACTGAAAAGGCGACTGGTGCCGGTCGTCTCTTCGTGGCAAAGAATCGAGCAGGTAGGGACGGCATTCTCTTCCCAGTACACATCGACACCGCAAGGTCTAAGATCAAGGTCCTGGATGAAAACTCTCTCACCCTGCAGGAAGCAATCTCGCAGGATGACAATGACAGGAAGAAATTGATGCGAGACAAGTGGAACCAAGTTATGGGAGCAAAATAAATGGACGAGACAGTAAGGCAGATCGCTCTCAAGGAGACTGCAGAGTATTTTGAGGGTGACGAGCTCGCCCCTGATGTTTTCTGGAAGTACGCTCTGCGTGACAAGGAAGACAATCTGCTAGAGATCAACCCAGACCAGATGCACCGTCGACTGGCTGGGGAGTTCGCAAGAATCGAAGCGAAGTACCCAAACCCTATGGGAGAGGAGGAGATCTACGGTCTTCTAAAGGGTTTCGCAGACATTGTGCCGCAGGGTTCTCCGATGTCCGGTATCGGTAACCCGCATCAGCTCCAGAGCCTTTCTAACTGCTTCGTTGTCGAGCAGCCCCATGACAGCTACGCTGGCATCCTCTTCACCGACCAGGAGCAGGTCCAGATCATGAAGAGACGGGGTGGCGTCGGTTTCGATGTCTCCACCATCCGGCCAAAGGGCCAGCCGACTTCGAACGCGGCTCGGACCACAGATGGAATCGGTGTCTTCATGGAGCGGTTCTCGAACTCCTGTCGTGAGGTCGCCCAGGGTGGTCGTCGCGGTGCCCTCATGCTCACCATCGACTGTCGCCACCCGGAGGTCGAGACATTCATCGACATCAAGCGTGACCTCAAAAAGGTGACGGGTGCCAACATCTCTATCCGATTCACAGACGAGTTCATGCATGCCGTTGAGAGCAGGAAGGACTTCCTGCTACGTTGGCCCGTGGAGGCCCACCCAGAGGAAGCCGAGATCTGCAAGACCGTCAACGCGAAGCAGGTCTGGGACAAGTTTGTTGACGCTGCCTGGTCGTCTGCTGAACCGGGCGCTCTCTTTTGGGATAATGTGGTTAACAACGGAATTCCTGATTGCTATCGCGATGTTGGGTATAGAACGATTAGCACGAATCCTTGCGGGGAAATCGCTCTTAGCCCGTATGACAGCTGTCGGCTGATGGTCGTGAACCTCACTTCTTTCGTGAGAGAGCCCTTCGCTGACAATGCGACTTTCGACTTCAATAGATTCGACAACGTGGTCATGAAAGCACAGCGCCTCATGGACGACCTCGTAGACCTTGAGGTGGAATGCGTGGATCGGATCCTCGAGAAGATCGAGAATGACCCGCAGCCTGAGCATGTAAAGGCAATCGAGCGTCAGCTGTGGAACAAGATCCGCGCTGCTGGTCTCAACGGTCGTCGTACCGGCCTGGGAGTCACGGGTCTCGGTGACGCTATCGCGGCTCTCGGTGCTCGTTACGGCGACGGGCGCTCTATCGACATCACGAGAGAGATCTACAAGGCTCTTGCCATCGGCTCTCACCGATCCTCCCTCATAATGGCAAAGGAACGCGGTGCTTTCCCGGTCTTCGATTACGAGAAGGAGAAGGACCACACCTACCTGAAGAAGGTGATCTCTTCCTGCAACGGTGATTACTCAGACATGTGGAAGACCACCGGTCGTCGTAACATTGCTCTCACCACGACAGCGCCGGTCGGTTCGGTCTCCTGCCTCACCCGCACAACTTCTGGAATTGAGCCAGCGTTCCTCCTCTCCTACAAGCGTCGTCGCAAGATCACGCAGGGGGACCTCACCTCCAGGGTCGACTTCGTGGACCCAATGGGAGACAAGTGGCAGGAGTACACGGTTTACCATCACTGGTTCAAGAAGTGGATGGACGTCACCGGTAAGACCGATCCACAGGAGAGCCCATACTGGGGCGCGACAGCGAATGACATCGATTGGGTGAAGAGCGTGGAGATCCAAGCTGTCGCCCAGGAGTGGATCGATCACTCGATCTCTAAGACCTGCAACCTGCCGAACTCCGCCACTCGGGAGACCGTCAACGACGTCTACCTCAAGGCGTGGAAGTCCGGGTGTAAGGGTTTCACGGTCTACCGAGACGGCTGTCGCACCGGAGTCCTCGTCCAGGCAGACGAGCCGAAGAAGGAGAAGAAGACCGAAGAGGGAAGGCTCCTCCCGAAACGTCCGAAGTCTCTTGACTGCGACATTCACCGAGCAAGCATTCGTAACGGTGAGAGCACCGAGTTCTGGCTTGTTCTTGTCGGTCTCAATGAAGGAAAGCCGTACGAAGTGTTCTGCGGCATTCCTGAGAACATTGAGATACCGAAGCGATACAAGTCAGGCTCTCTGGTTAAAAATGGCAAGAGAGATGGAGTGGCAACTTACAACCTCCTCGTGCCGGTCGGAGAGGACGACAACCTGGTCTTCAAGGACGTTGTCAATCTGTTCGACAATCCCACTCAGGGAGCATTCACGAGGACTATCTCGCTGGCTCTCCGCCACGAGGTTCCCCTCCATTACGTTGTCGAACAGCTTCAGAAGGACAAGAACAGCGATATGTTCTCATTCGCAAGGGTAATCTCAAGAGTTCTCAAGGGGTACATCAAGGATGGCACTAAGTCGACTGAAAAAGGATGTCCAGAGTGCGGTAACTCTGAGCTCGTCTATCAAGAGGGCTGCCTCTCTTGCAAGGCGTGTGGCTTCTCCAAGTGCAAGTGAAGAAGAAGAAATCGAGCAGGCAATCCGTAACATCACACAATCGGGGTATGCAGTGAACTTCATCGCAGACGTCTCTCAGCACATCAAGGCAGTCGAGCTTCGGGTCGACCCAATCATCATCCGGGTCAACAAGTTTGATGAGGAGTCCGCGAAGGAGTTCGTGGACGCAATGAGTCGAGCCCAGAACACGGGACAGTCCGTCATTCCTGTAGTCATCGACTCGTACGGTGGACAGGTCTACTCTCTCATGACAATGATCGGTGCCATCAAGGCATCCCGAGTCCCAGTGGCGACCATCGTAGAGGGCAAGGCAATGAGTTGCGGAGCGCTCCTCTTTAGCTTCGGAGCCGAGGGCAAGCGTTACATGGATCCGGACGCCACGCTGATGATCCACGACGTGTCATCTTTTGCTATGGGAAAGGTCGAGGAGATCAAGGCCGACGCGAAGGAGGTCGAGCGACTCAACAAGAAGGTCTACGAGATGATGGCCCGAAACTGCGGCAAGCCCTCGGACTACTTCCTGAAGATGGTCCATGAGCGCGGTCACGCCGACTGGTACCTCGACGCGCAGGAAGCAAAGGGTCACAACATCGCTAATGACCTTCGGATTCCCACTCTCACCTGTAAGATTGACCTCAACTATATCCTGGACTAGACAATGAACGTCGTAGCTGAATACATCTGGCAGGACGGAAGCCAGCCGACTCACAAGCTTCGTAGCAAGACAAAAGTCATACAGCAGAGTGAGACGGGTAAGACATTCTCCATAGATGACATTCCGCAGTGGACGTTTGACGGCTCATCGACAGGGCAGGCGACAGGGGACAAGAGCGACTGTCTCCTTGTTCCTGTCCGCTTCATCCTCGACCCAACGAGAGAGAAGAACCACGAGAGGGTCCACATCCTTGTCCTTTGTGAAGTCTTCACTGCTGACGGGAAACCCCATGAGACGAACACTCGTGCCCTCCTCCGTGATGTTGCGCTCCGGACCCTTGAACACGAGCCACTCTTCGGCATCGAGCAGGAGTACACGATGTTCAAGGATGGTCGGCCCCTCGGCTGGCCGACCGGTGGGTACCCGCCCCAGCAGGGACCTTTCTACTGTGGTGTGGGTTCGGACGAGGTCTTCGGTCGTGATCTTGTCGAAGAGCACATGGCCGCATGTCTCGACTCTCGTGTCCTCCTCTGTGGAATCAACGCCGAGGTGATGCCGGGACAGTGGGAATTCCAGGTGGGTACCGCTGACGCACTAACGGTTTCCGACCACCTCATCTTCGCGAGGTGGCTCCTCTACCGGATCGGCGAGAAGCATGGGATCACGGTGAAGCTTGACCCGAAGCCTGTCGCGGAGCTCAATGGGGCCGGTGCTCACACCAACTTCTCCACGAAGAAGATGAGGGAGCTTGAGGGTATCCATGAGATCAAGAGAGCATGTGAGAAGCTTCGTGACCGTCATAACCACCACATCTCCCATTATGGTCATGGGATTGAGCTTCGTCTCACAGGCATCCACGAGACTTGTTCCTACAGGGAATTCCGCTGGGGAGTGAGCGACCGAGGAGCCTCCATTCGGATCCCCCTGCATGTCGCACAGGCCCAGTGCGGTTACCTCGAGGATCGCAGGCCCTGCGCAAATGTCGACCCATACGTCGTTACTCGTCTACTCCTTGAGACAGTCTGCGGGGTGGAGTGAGCCCTGCAAAATTTGAGCTGCTTTCAAAGGTAGTTGCGTGGAGATTCTTCTCCATGCTCTACGGATTCTCTATTGCTTACCTCTTCACTGGAGACTTCTCGGAGTCCGCAGGGATAGTATTCCTGACTGGGACCACCTTGACTGTCATCCAGTGGGGGTTCGAGGTAGTCTGGGACAAGTACATGAGAATGAGGATTAGACATGCCCTTTCAAGAGAACACAGTAGAGTTGGTTGGCTGGTACGGAAACGACGAGACTCACGCGATGTCGGCATGGACAAGCACGAAGAGGGACATCGACAAGGACAAGCGGAACAGGATTCCGCAGCTCCTGAAGATGCTGGCGGAGAACGGGCACCACACGCCCTTTGAGAAGAGCTCACTGCACTTCCTCGTGACAGTTGACACTGCGACACACATCCACCTTCTGAAACACCGCATCGGTGTCTCTATCAACGGTGAGTCTGCTCGTTACAAGGAGCTGAGAGACGACAAGTACCTTGTTCCTGACGACTGGAGCACTGTCGAGAAAGTGAAGTACATCGCTTTCGCCGAGGACGCGCTCATGCGTTACCACGAGACCATCCAGCGTCTGGTCGAAGGAGGCATGGACCGCAAGCGAGCTAAAGAATCCGCTCGTTTCTACCTCCCTTACGGTAACCAGATCACGATGGACGTGATGTTCAACTGGCGCAGCTTCCAACACTTCCTCGGCCTCAGGATGAAATCGGACGCTCAGAGAGAAGTCTGTGAGCTGGCCAAGAAGATGCTGGATCTCGTTGGCCAGCTTCCTGGTGATCCTTTCAAACACACGATAGGGGCTTTCGGATACTCGTTGGACGTGAAAGAGTGCTTCCACCCTCCTTACTGATACGTTACTGCTCCTTCTCGATGGGTATACTTACGGAAGTAGAGGGTATTGATGTCACTTAACACGCCGATATGGGGAGAGGGTTACGTCCCCGCATACCAGCTTTCAGCTTCTCCATTCGTGACCTCGTCAAATGTGAATCTTGGTCAGACAAAAGAGATTATTTTCGGCTCGGTGACGAGGTTCTTCACTGTGAAGAACAGCGGAGCAACTGCTGCAGTCATTGCTGTAGGTTTCACACAGGGAGGACTCCAGGTTGCACAGTCTAACTATTTTGTCCTGAGTGGGACTGAGAGTTTCTCTGGTGAGCTAAGGGTTGACAGACTTTTCGTGTCAGGGGTTTCTGGAACGTCAACTTTCTCAATCATAGCTGGCCTGACTCCTATCACCACCGGGTCTTTCACTAGAGTCACTGGTTCTAATGGGTTCCTCGGGGTCGGGTGATCAGTGACAGAGGAACATCTTCGGTAACCTGAATAGATAACATGACGGAGCAAATCCGTCAGGAGATCATTCATGTCACCAGTAGTTCTAGCACCAGTAGATCCGACAATTGCGTCTTCATATGATAAGTCCGGTAAGACAGGCGGCCCACGTTCTGGTCTTACCGGACTTGCCCGTCTCGGAAAGGCAGGAGTTGCCCACCCAGAGATGGTAGCTGCTCTCACTGCACTGTCCAGCGCTGTCACGGCAGCGGGAGGTGACTTCCGAGTCACTGAATGTCATCGTGACGTGAATGTGCAGAAAGCTGCTCGCCAGAAGTACGACAACTGGGTGAAGGCAGGGAAGCCGAAGCCCGGGACTGCGAATTGGAACGGCAACACGATGAAGGCTGCTTTCGTGGCCGCACCGGGTAGAAGCGGTCACAATGCAGGAAGGTCGATCGACGTCCACCTCGACATGCTGAAATTTCCAGGAGTCCCGGCTGACAAGCAGCTCGATCGCCTCTGGGAGATCGCAATTCCTCTCGGGTGGAAGCCCATTATCAAGACTGCTGACGAGGGCGCCTCGGAAGCCTGGCACTTCGACTACCCGGGTGAGCTGTCCGGCGTGATGAACAGACTCGGCTACGAGCAGTGGGCCCTCTGCGGTGCTCTCCTCGTGGGCCACGGTGACATCCAGGAATTCCCCGCGGTGACCCAGGCCCTCCTCTGCAGGGCGGGATACGACATCGGCAAGATCGACGGAGCGATAGGACCGAAGAGTATAACGGCCCTTGCCAATGCCCTGAAGGTGCCCGAGGCCGACGCGAAGAACAGGGTGACAGCCCAGGACTCTTCAGTCTGGCAGGCACTCCTGCTACTTCCTGCAAAGTGACATTGTAAACTGGGCGGTCAATATTAGTATATCCACATGTGGATTCCCCCAAAATTCGGTCTCATCCAAGAAAAGTACTGGCCTGATCCGTGGAAGATCCTCGTATGCTGTCTCTGCCTTAACCTCACCACGAGGAAGCAGATGGAGCCGGTTGTCGAGGTCATCTTCCAGCGTTGGCCTGACGCGAAGTCTCTCTCGGAGGCGGACGACTCCGAGCTCACCGAGGTCATCCGGTCTCTCGGAATGTGGAAGAAGCGGGTGAACACACTGAAGAAGATGTCTGCCCAGTACCACGAGGGCGAGTGGACCGACGTCCTGCAGCTTCACGGGGTGGGAAAGTACGCGTCCGACGCGTACAGGATCTTCATGTTGGGAGAATGGCGCAACGTCCAGCCAAACGACCACGCCCTATCAGACTACCATGACTTCCTGAAGAAGCACTACGGTGAGTCCGACCACCCTTCTGCCAACCACAACTTCACCTGTTGACGGGAAGACACAAAAGTTTCACAAAATTGTGTTCTCTGTTCATCCGATGAATTAAAGGGAACTAGGAGGTTGGAATGAAGAAGGAAAACATCATCCGGACCCTGGATCGCCTGAAGAAGAACCCCGGGGAGGGGCTGGTCTCCAAGTTCTCCTGGGAGGACCAGGTTGACGAGGAAGGAAACGGCTTCTTCCGCATTCGCACCCCGGAGGGGGTCGGAATGATCGACTTCCGTCGAGGGAAGCCGATCACGGCAATCAAGGTTGACGGTGGACAGATCAACATTCCGGTCACCAAGGACGGTATCGAGTACTTCCTCGACCTCTGCGGTGGAATCTGGGGGGAGTGAAGGGAATGACCAATATCGAGCTTGCAGCAGTTCATACGGCCCTTCGGCTTGCACGTGAGCGTTGCGAGTGTGAGAGGATTTCCACTCCTCGTGAAATGGAAATCATTGCCCTGTGCAACATCCAGAACCTCCTTGATGAGATCAATCAGACACCCCGTGATAAGTGGCCCACTCTCATGGGATCTTACCATGCCAGGAATTGGCATGGTAGCTAAGCCTTAAACTACATCACACAAAAGGAGGTGTACCATCCCTGAGGGTCCCGAAGTCGCAAACTTTGTCCGTTCCATCAACAGTTTTCTCGGTGAGGGTGACAAGCTACTGTCAGTGGCGCCACTTTCCGGACGCTACACGAAGAAGCCCATCGAAGGTCTCGCAAAGATTCAGTTTCCTCTCACTGTCGAGAGTGTAGGTTGCAAAGGTAAGTTCATCTACTGGACATTCCAGGACACGGACGTCGTCATCTTCAACACGCTCGGAATGTCAGGCGCCTGGTCTGACACTCCTCATCACGCGAGAGTGAAGCTTGAGACGAGCCAGGGAGATCTCTTCTTCAATGATGCTCGTAATTTCGGCACTATCAAGATCTGCAGCCGGAAAGACTTGAAGAAGAAGCTCGAAACCCTCGGTCCTGACATGCTGAACGAGAATGTTCCGGCCACGACCTTCATTGAGAGGTTCAGGAAGCATCCTGAGTCCACCCTCGCGGAGGCTCTCATGAACCAGGGCGTGGTATGTGGAGTCGGAAATTACCTGAAGGCGGACTCCCTGTGGCTGGCAAAGCTGAGCCCCTGGCGCAAGGTAAACCAGGCGACTGACGAACAGTTGGCCCTTCTCTGCAGCTCGGTCAGTGATGTCATCCGCACTGCTTACCTCAACGGTGGATCGACAATCCTCACCTACAAGGGGTTCGACGGAGAGGAGGGCAAGCATGAGATGCTCGTCTACGGCCGAAAGACAGACCCGAATGGTAAGACTGTTGTCTGTCAGGAGACCCCTGACGGTCGAACGACGTGGTGGGTTCCCGCCGCCCAGCAATAAACTTCTGCTACTGTCAACCTACTATTCTGAAGGAGAAAAGATGAGACTCTCAGACAGTTCAATTTCCGCAATTGCCCGCCTCGTGCAGATGGCAATCCTCACTGGGACAGACGTTGTTGATAACCTGCGGCTCTTGCGGCTTCGCCAGGAAGGCGAACTCCTCGAGCCTGATGAGGAGTTCCTGAAGGGATTCGAGGAGAGCATTCAGAAGATGTTGGAGACAGCGAATGATCTCGGATCCCGGTAAGAGCTGTTCTCTCGAGGAGATGTTTCGTCTCCGTGTCGAGTTCATGGAGACGTTGAAGGAGAGAGTCCCAGATGTCTATCCTGAGTGGCCCATTGACCCGACACTAAAAAAGAATCAGGCTCATGTGAGGGACATTGCACTTCGCGGTGTGGAGGAGATGTTCGAAGCTCTCCAGCACTTGAAGAACTCGAAGCCCCACCGGCAGACGCATCTTCCTGATTTTGATAAGGCTGCGTTTCTCGAGGAAACAGTCGACGCTTTCAACTACTTCTTCTCGGTCCTTGTTCTCCTTGGGGTCTCGCCTGAAGAGCTCCTAGATGCCTACCGTTCAAAGCATAACACGATAAAGAGGCGTCTCGAAGAAGGTTACTGAACTTCGCGTTTGGATATTTTAGATAAGGGCTCGGGTGTTGCTACCTGAGCCTATTTTCTATTTATGCGCGAGGTCCCCTGCTAGATGTCAGTCCAGCTCACAAAGCGCGAGGCTAAAGACGCAGACTTTCTCACGCTGAAAAGCAAGTCGACGGGCGAGATTGTCAGGATAATCTCACCACACGACCTGTATGTCGGCATTGAGGGTCTCAAAGCCTCAGACTTGAGGGTGGTCGGTGACGTCCACATAACGGGATCTCTCTACGTGAAGGGCGGAGTATCAGGCTCCCTTAGGCTGCCTGATGGCACGCTTGCGATCACTGCGGGATCGGGGATTGCGGTCACTGAGACTGCCGGGGGTGTCTCTATCGCGACTACCGGCGGTGGATCGGGAGGAGCACCAGACAACGCCGAGTACTTGGTCCTGGACTACAACGGTGATCTCACGTCAGAGAGGAAGCTGACGGCGGGAACCGGCATCACGTTCACAGACGCCGGTGCAGGTAGCACTTTCACCGTATCGCTAACGACTCCTGTCAGCGTCGCGAATGGAGGCACCGGAGCGACAACCGTTTCGGGTGCTCGAACCAGCCTCGGCCTCGGGACCATCTCGACGCAGGACTCAAGCTCGGTTTCGATAACTGGTGGCACGATCACCGGCATCACTGACCTTGCCTTGACGGACGGTGGTACAGGGGCGTCGAATGCATCAGGAGCAAGGACGAACCTGGGACTGGGGACCATTGCCACCCAGGACGCGAGCAATGTCTCAATAACTGGCGGCACGGTAGCGGTCACGAAGCTGACTGGTTCACTGACGAAGCTCATCGGTGGAACTGACTACCTTGTGGCCGGCACGAACATCACCCTCACCACGGGTTCTCTCGGACAGGTCACAATCGCGGCTCCGAGCGTAGGGGGAGCCCCCACAGACGCGGACTACCTCGTTGTCGGTTCGACTTCTGCGGGATCTCTCAGCAACGAGAGGACTCTCACGGCCGGACTGGGACTCTCGTTCACTGACGGCGGGGCAGGCGGTTCTTTCACGGTACAAGTTCTAGACACTGCGATACCTTTCCTCACAGGCGCCAATTTCAACGGTCCTGTCACGGCCTCAAGCTTCCGATCGACCGACATCTTCACGACGAGGATAACGGGCTCCCTCACAAGGCTGTCCAACGGTGACCCCTACCTTGTCGCAGGAACGAACGTAAGCCTCTCGACAGGATCGAACGGAGCGGTGACGATATCCGCTCCGTCAGTCGTCTCTAACGCTTCACCGTTCCTCCTCAGGTCGGCGGACGGAAGCCTCCCGAATTCCCTGGTCCTCACCCACGGTGTCGGTATCGACATCATCGAGGACGGTTTCGGAAACTTTGAGATTATCGCGGACCTTGTCGCTGGTGACAACATCTCTATCACCGAGCTCCCAGGCGGTGAGTACGAGATTGCGTCGACAGGGGGCGGCGGCGGTGCGGACCCAGCGGCTCAGTACCTTGTCCTCTCCGCGACCGGTTCGCTAAGCGCGGAGAGGGTCTTCACTGCGGGCACGGGTCTCCAGGCGACGGACGGTGGCTCTGGCGGTGCATACACCCTCTTCGTAAGGGACGACGTAGTCGCGACGATCAGTGGTTCAACGTTCAACGGACCTGTGAAATTCCAGCAGGGACTGTCGGGTTCTCTCACGCGCCTCCTCGACGGCTCATCTTACCTGAGGGCGGGATCGAATGTCACCATCACCACGGGTTCCAACGGTTCGGTGACGATTGCGTCGACAGGGGGAGGCGGCGGGAGCACCCAGATATCGATGTCAGAGGCCGTGAGCGGCTCGATAAACGGATCGAACAAGGTCTTCACCGTCGCGAATGCCCCATCTCCCACGAGCTCGCTGATGCTGTTCTATAACGGCCAGCTCCTCACCCAGGGCGCGGGAGAGGACTACACCCTCTCCTCGACAACGATAACTTTCGAGGCAGCGGTAAGCGCTCCCGAGTCCGGATCGACAATCCTTGCGACGTACTCGTACACCGGCGCTCCACTCATCAGGAATTACACTCTGATGGAGTCCCTGTCCCTCAGTCTTGTCGGGCCCTCCTACGTCGCCACCCTCGTGGACCCACCGAACCCGACCACGGCCCTGATGGTGTTCATGAACGGCCAGCTCCTCACCCAGGGCGGAGGAGAGGATTACACGCTCTCGGGTGACACCGTGACCCTCAACTTCAACGAGGACGTCAGCACTTCCACATTCTACGCGACTTACGAGTACTGATGCAGACGTACTTCACCCATGACATCTCCCTCACCGCGTTCCTCGTGATGAAGGGAATGCGGGTTCTCGACGCGAGGAAGCACGGTAATAAGTTTGATTTTCTTCTCGACTGTAAAGGATTGGAAGTACAAGGACTCGTTGAGGAATACGTAAGTTCGGAGTATCCGAAATACGATGCCTCGATGAGGGTCCTGAAAAGGAGACTCTATGGGACGCAATAGCCCAGTCCGGTAGACAAGCAAAAAAGAGGTGACACATGCCACAGGCAACTCAAATCAGACTTACACAGCTGACCGGTTCATTCGGCTCCGGCACCGGGCAGATCAGTGACCAGATCTCCGCGCTAGCGACGGGTTCTCAGAACCTCACGGGACTCGACGGGGTGCTCTCCCAGTTCGCATCAGCCATCAAGAGAATCCACGGTTTCGACTCATTCACCCAGGCCCTTCCCGGTGTCTTCGGGCAGAATCTCGTGGTCACGGGAGCTCTCAGCCTGAAGAACACAGGCGGCACCGAGACCGTGAACCTCAGCAACGCCCTCGGCGCCATCAGCGGTTCAGGAAACCTGCAGCTCGGTGGAAAGGCCACCGTCAACGGCAACGTCGAGACGACGGGGTCTCTCGTCCTCAACAGCTTCGCGGCGAACGCGGTTCCTGCATTCGACGCAGGCGGCGTCAAGCTCTACGCTGTCACGGGAAACCTGTACTTCAAGAACGCGGTGGGAACCGAGAACGTCGTCGGCGCGGGAACGGCAGTCCCTGGTTCGGACACGCTGGTGATCTTCAACGACGGTGGATCGTTCGGGACGGACGCTGGCTTCACCTACACGAAGGGCACTGACACACTCGTCGCGGTGACGGGCTCTTTCAACCACGTGGTCGCTCCGAAGATCTCAGGCTCCAACGGAAACCTGAACCTCACTCTGGGCGCCAGCGGTCTTGTAACTGTCGCAGGTAACCTCGAGGTCGACGGAAACCAGATCAAGGCCTCCGACGGCGCGACAAACATCACCCTGACCTCGAACACTCTAACTGCTTTCGCAGGTGATATCAGGGTAAACGGCAACGACATCCAAGCTTCCGACGGCGCGACAAACATCACCCTCGATTCGAGCACCCTCACTACATTCGCCGGTGACATCCAGGTCAACGGCAATGAGATAAAGTCGAGCACGGGTGCCGTCGCAATCTCTCTCACCGGATCCCAGGTCTCCATCCAGGGTAACCTCTTCGTGAGGGGCACGACGACCGAGGTCTCCTCGACGGTGGTGGTCATCAACGACAGGGTCATCCAGCTCGGAACAGGATCCACCATCGCTTCGGACACTTTCGAGAGGGGTGTCTCGTTCCTCTACGGCGATGGCGACGCCGTCCAGAACGGCTTCATGGGTTACGAGAGGTCGTCTGGCTACTTCGCTTTCGCTGATCAGTCTTCCGAGGCATCAAGCGACCAGTTCACGATCAGCCGCACCGCCCCCATCTCCGCCTCGAACGGTCGCCTGGGACTCGTGAATGTCGGAGGCTCCGGCGTCGGCGTGGCGGCAGGGACAATCGGAACCCAAACTGGTAACCTGACTATCGGATCGGCCACCAACATAATCTCGAACACCGCGAACTTCTTCGTGGTCACTGGGGCTGCTGGATCGACTCCCACCCTGCAGCTCATTGACGCAATCGTACAGGTGAGGGACTCCGACAACTCGGGACAGGCAATCAACTTCACCGACGGCGCGGGGACGACCACCAGGGCGTCCCTCTCGACAACCTCCGGCGGCACGGCGGCTCTCTTCTTGAGCGGCGCCGCCGGCGTGGACCTCCTCGCGGGTAACTCCCTCAGGTTCCAGACGGTCCACATGACCGCCGCGAAGGACTTCACCGCAAGCTCTAACCAGGTGACGTCTTTCAACTCCGCCTACGGTGGTTCGACATCTCTCCTCGGAGCGATCCTCGGCCTCAACGCGAGGAAGTGCTTCAAGAAGGTCGGCGCGACCATCGGGGACTACAACGGCGGTACGATAATGTCGGCGTCCGCCCTTATCGGAGGAGACGGCACCACGCAGTTCGGTACCTTGTACACCGCTTTCACCAGCCTTGGCAACCAGGCGGTGAGGAATGACAGGGTGAGCGTGTACTACAATGGCCAGCTCCTCCTCTCCAGCTCGTACGACGCCGTAACTTATGACTACGCGGTCAACGGAGCCGGCGACGTGACATTCAACTTCACGATGTCGACTGACGACATCATCATAGCGAAGGTCGAGTAAGGGTATTCCGTCACCTCGGCGCCCGGGTCTTTACCCGGGCGCCGTTGTTTTAATATCACACCGGAGGCTTGATGTCTACGAAGGAGATCATGGAGACGCTGGAGAGGACCCTTAGGGTCTCAGAACAAGATGCGACGGAGTCCGAGGTCGTGAAGCCCGCTGTCGAGCTTCTGCTCGGGGACCTCCTGAATTTCCACAAGAGCGTCACGGAAAGGGTCTCCTCTATCGAGCCCTCCGAAGCCCTCGAGGCGTACTCACAGGCGTTCGGGAGCCTGCGGACGTGGGCTGAAACCGAGCTCGATCGTGTGAGGTCCCGTCCAGTCGCCCTGAGGGAGAGGCAAAGGACGCTCGATTCGGTGATAAATTACATCAGGTCGGTCGATTCCCGAGACTCCACCGACAGGGAGACAGACACGTGATTCTCAGCACACTTCTTACGCTCTGCGGGGTCTACTCCGCGGTCGCGCTCTTCTCATTCCTCGACAAGGTCTACACCTACACTTTTGCCTCTCGTCTAGAGGCTGTCACCCGTTCACGTGAGGTGAAGAGGGACATGAAGGAGCTGAAGGACGGAGCGAGGAGGGAGGTCCGCGGTGCCTTCACCTGGCCCCTCGCCCTTGTCCTCTTTGCGATCGAGAAGTACCAAGCCCATCGGGCATCGAAGCTGGTTGATAAGTAGTCACAGGAGACATGATGGAAGGAAACACTAGCCGGATTCGCTGCTGATGCCACCAGCGACAAGGATCAAGGGTATCCAGATATCCGACGACACCGTCACTGCGGCCGACATCGACTACTCACTCGACGAGGCATACGACAACGGCGGCTCAGGGTTAGGTCGGACAATCACTGCAGACTCTGGTCCAGTAGTTGTCAACGCGACGAGTAATATCGTCTCAGCCCTGGTTGTCACGGGGACTATCACCGCGACTGGTGACATCACGGGGTCGAACATCCAGCTCACGGGTGATATCGCGGTTTTCGGTGGAGACCTTACATCGACTGCAGCGACCTTCAACCTTGCTACAAATCTTGCGACTCAGCTCAACGTCGGCGGGACGACACCGACAATTAGCATCGGCGTTTCAACTGGAACATCAACTGTTGGCTTAGCTACAGGAACAAACACAAATTCTTTCACAACTAAGCATGTCAATATTGGAACAGGAACGGGCGCCTCAGCCACAGTCAACGTCAACATCGGTTCGTCTGGTTCTCTTGGAAGGACGACGCTCAATAATGACGTTGCGCTGACAACAGGAAACATCATCGGTGCTCCCGGCTCCGGCGCCAACGTGATGTCACTGATCTCCAGCGGTAATTTGCTCGCAAAGATGGACGCCAATAATGATGGTTCAGGACACAAGTTCGCAGTCCTGGACTATAGAAACATCGAACAGTTCACAGTCTTCGAGGAAGGCCATGCAGCGCTCTCAGGAAGCCTCGTTGTTAGCGGTAGCTCGATACAGACTGTGACGACTACAACCTACAACCTTCTTACAACAGCACTGACTGGTACACTCAACATTGGAACCCTTGCTA